GGATTGTTTGACCCAACTATCGAAGACCCACAAAGACAGCAGGCGAGAAGGGCGGATATGCGGGCAGAAACGAAGTCTGCCGCATTCGCACAGCCTGCTAATCATTAATTGCTACTTTATTTATATATTTATTCTTATTTGATTGACTTTGTATTGTAGTAATTATATAATATAGTTGTTCTTCGGAAAGCCAGGCTTTATTTAACTATATAAAAAGGATTTCTCTTATGGCTAAAGTATTATTTTTTATGTTCATCTTTTTGGTTGTTGCGTTTTTAGACTCTTCCTTAGACCCTTCAATGGAGATGTACCAAGAGTTAAAGACTGTTAACCAAATCTTTATTTTCCTGTCTTTGTTTAATATCTTTTTGGCTTTTATCACTATTGGTAAGGTTAATTAATATGCCTACTATTCAACTGAAACTTTCTGATGCTGAGTTTAAACAGCTCCTTGACCTTGCTCATGAGGCCACTGGTATCAAGGCTGCTCGATATATTCTGTCAGAGTATCCTAGGACACTGAATACTATCTATGAGCTTGAAACTAAGGTACGCGACCTAGATACCGAAATTGACAGTCTTAAGTATTATATTAATGACTTTTCTGTTTGCCTTCGTCAGTTTGATAAGGTTTCAAAAGCCTATCAGGAAGGCGACGATTAAATTATCAAATCAAAAATGCCCTCATTTTTTGATTTAACTACAATCATTGAGGGTTCACCTCGAAATGATATTCCCACGTCCTAACCTACGCTATTTTCGCAGACTCTCTACTAAGGGGAAACTGTATTACATTGTCCGGCGTCTTCTTAGATACCTGCTTTTCAGGGGTTTGAGATAATTCCAGTTCTTTGAGTAAGTGTCTTAACGGCTTTAAGGAACGGACATCTCCAGACGTGAACTTTTCACCTTCTGGCGAGTAAAGAAAACCACTTCCAAAGTGCCACCCTGAAAAATCATTTCTCATCGAGAAGGTAGGACATTGACCACCTATCATTAATAGGCACTCTATAACTGCTTTTGGTGTTCTGTTGGTTTTCTCGTATCTCAGAACTGTAGATTTTGAAATTTGAAGGTAATCCATTACCTGAGTTCTTGTCATCCTTGCAATATGTCTTGCATCCGTAAACGTCACTTTTTTGGCTTCCATTGCGAAAACCAAGTTGTTTGGCATTTTTTATGCCAATTTTAAAAGGGAAGTACTCACTTTGTTTATTGGCTTCATTCTTACGTTCGTTATTTTACATAATATACATAATACCGCTGTACTATTAGCTAAAACCCCTAATGAAATCAATAAGTTAGTCGCTGCCCTTCCTGATTGCTTTGTCATTTTGGCAAGTAATTTCCATGCCTTTCTAGTTGGCTCGTCCTTTGCTCTTTGTACTTCCATATCTGCTATAACCTGCATTAATGGAAGCTCTAAAACTTCCGCAACTTATCTCGCTGCTTCGTTATCCATGCTTTGTCCGTTTTTGTACATTGTTGCTCTATTAGTAGGCCAATTCATTAGTTTGCATACTTTGTAATCTGTATCTAGGTTGTTGTTTTTCTTAACTTCTTGTAAGTATTCGTAGCTATTCATCTCTCACCCCTTTGATTAATGGTTATTAACTATTTGTCAATAGTCTATATCTAATAGTTGCCTATTTGCTAATAGCTATGTTTAGCTATTGCCCATGACATACAGACATCGACAATCTCACTCCCCGAAAGCCCTGTCATGGGATTTTTTGACGTCGGTGTCCTTCATCCCCTCTGGCAGGCACTAATAAGGACATAACCGACTATGACCATCTATAAAACAACACTCCTCGACAAAACTCTCGAATCCATTGCTGTCCTTCATCGTCACTCTGACTTAGAAATGACTGATTTTTCAGATTCTATCTATGACGAAGTCGAATCATCCCCATTTGCTAAATCTACTTACGGGATTCTTGTTGAAGTATCTCATCAAGATTCAATACCTGTTTTCCTTCGTGGAGAGCAAGCATCATGAACTATAACGAGACTAAAAACGGCGAAGCGCGCAGCGCTTTGCCTAGACTTGTAAAAGGAACACTTAATCCCGAAGACGATAAAAAAACGCGAAGCGTCCAAAGTCTTCAAGGTGAAATTTCATCACTTGGGCAGGTCTACGAACTAGTTGAAGACTCAAGGCCATCCGGAAGCGCGTTGTATATGAACGTAAAAACCTTCCCTAATAACGAAGTCGAAATAGTCGGTTTAAAACTAACCTCTGACGATGCACTTCGAAACGGTGGCGGTGCTGTTAGACGAAACAAAACTAAAACAGAAATGACTCCTGAGACCCTAAAAAAGTCACAGCTACGAGCAAAGAAAATCATTCGTCATAAGTTGATGATGATGCAGTCTGACCGGATGTTAACTCTCACATATAGAGAAAACCAAACAGACATAAAACAAGCTTGGAAGGATTTGAAAGCATTTAGCCGATTAATGAAATGGCGTTATAAGGATGCTTGGCAGTATGTCTGCGTTCCTGAATATCAAAAACGTGGCGCTGTACATTTCCACCTTGCAATCAAAGGCTATTACCACGCAAACACAGTTAGGCGTTTATGGCAGAAAGTAATAGGCCAGAACAACGGAAACATAGACATTACATCGCCTCGTGTCATAGATAAAAAAAGCTGGAATCCTAAAAGGATTGCTAATTACTTAGCCAAATACGTCACTAAGTCTGAAAGCGTTGATTTCAATCAAAAACGCTACTCATCAACGAATATCGATTTACCTCCTAGTGTCACCGGCTGGATGGCATTAGGTATCCCAGTTTTCTGGGCTATGCACAAATTACTATCCGGCCTAACTACTAAAAACTATCAAGATTATTGGGAAGCAGACGGTCATTTCCCGATTTACATGATGACAACTTAAAAGGATTACTGACATGAAAATAGAAGTCACAAGCGATGCCCAAACACGACACACCCAAAACGGAGATATGCACTTCCAAGAAGCCTATCTTCATAAAGAGGGTGCTAAATACCCTTCGCGCGTTCAATTGTCCATTGAGTCAATTCAAAAAGCTTACGCACAAGGCTTTTATCTCTTAGACGTTGCTAAATCTACATATATTGGTCAATACGATGCGCTCAACTTTTCCCGCTTTCTGACATTGATACCAGTTAAACAATAATGAGCGTCTGCATTTCAACTGACAATCAAGGGGACTTAGTCATCGTTACTAGTCCCTGTGATTACATATTGCTTGACCCTGTCGAATATGACGCGGTTATCAACCAATCATCAGGCGGTGGAGACTATCTTCCCGTCGATGACCCTGCTGTCAATGAACTCATTGGCGGCATTATTTTACTTTTCGTTCTTGCTTACGTTATTAGGCAAGTTCTCAATTCAATACGAGGATCTAACTCATGAAACTTTACCAAAAATTCGCCCTTGTGGGTGCATCTGCTTTAGCAATGACTTCACCAGCTTTCGCTGTAATTGACGTTACTGCTGCAACTACTGCAATCACTACTGACGGAACTGCTGCAATCACTGCCGTCGGTGGTGCAATCATCGGTTTAGCTGGTGTTGCTTTGGTCTTTAAATGGGCTAAAGGTGCAATCTTCGGTTAAGCACTGGAGAGAGTGGGGCAGGCAACTGCCCCATTTACTTTTATCATGATTGATTTACTAAATTCAGCTTCAGGCATTTATGTTTTATGCATGATGACCGCTATGTATTTGATGCTCAAATGACACTCTTAAATACTATAAGCCTTCATATGTTAATGTTGTTTAAAGGGTTTATCCTTGCCTTACTTCTGACGCCTTCCTTATCTCATGCCTCTAATGTTTATCGCTCGTATTGGGGTGTCACACCTGTCTACGGTATATCTGTTGCTGATGCTTGTGATAAGTGGAAAGAATTAGGTGAGTCTACTAATGGCTACGCTATTTACCTCACTTTTAATGCTCAAGGTGACGGTTGTAGCGCTTATAGAACGTCAACTGATGCTTTTGTCTCATCTACTGTTCCAGCTCTACTGGATGCTTCTTGTCCTGCTGGCTCTACTGACGACGGCAATGGCAACTGTATTGAAGATAATCCATGTCTACCTACGCAAGGACAGCCGATATCGTGGCTCTCTGCAACTGGCACTGATGGTTGCGTCGATGGTTGTACTACAGGCGGAGTTACTGCCTGCTTTAACATTCCTAAAATCGTTAACGGTGTTACGACTGCTGAATATCATTGTTCAAGCGACTACTCATCTACTGGCACAGAATGTACTGGCGGTGGTGATACCGAAACGCAACCACTTATCGAAACTTGTGCCTCTGGTCAAATAGCGGGCGATTTTAACGGTTCATTTCAATGTGTCGATAACACAACCGGTCAAGTAGTTGACACATCGCCCACGGTTACAGAGACAGCCACTTCAAACACTACCAGCAACACCGTAGACAATGGTGACGGTACAACCACCACTACAACGACCACCACGACAACCAATGCCGACGGCTCAACATCAACTACAACGACAACGCAAACAAAAGATAGTAACGGCGATGTTATCTCCAGCGGTACTATCACCGACTCTGAACTAAAAGACTCTGACGGTGATGGAACTGCTGACGGTAGCGGTGAAGGTGAAGGCGACGGCGAAGACACAGAAAGTACTTTTGCTGCATCTGCTTGTGGTACTGCTCCGGCATGTGAAGGTGACGCTATTCAATGCGCTATAGCAACCCAGCAACATGAAGCTAACTGTCTTATCACGGGTGACGGCTCTCCCATCACCACGGAATCACTACTTGGTGCCGGTGAGGCCACAACACTCGAAGTTGACCCATCCGACCAGTACGATATTAGCGGGATGCTCGACACTTCCAGTTTCGTAGCTGGTGCTTGTCCTGCACCTAGAACTATTTCTGTATATGGCCAGAATATGACAATCGACTACACAGAACTATGTAACCTCGCCGACATTCTCGGCTATCTGGTTATGTTTACGGCCTCAATCATCAGTCTACGTATTATTGGCGGTGCTTTCTAATGCCTTTATTTTTCGCTAATCTCGCGGCCTTCTTCGTTGCTGTAATCGCGCCTCTGGCACTACGTGTTTTAGCTGCCTTAGGTATCGGTGCTGCTGTTTATTCTGGTATTGATGCTACTACAACCGCTTTATCTGATTACGCAATTGCTCAAGTCAATGGTCTACCTGCTGACATACTTGGTATCGTTGGCCTCATGAAAATAGACGTTGCTCTTAACATCATCGTTTCATCTATCACTATCAAAATGACTTTAGCCGGTTTAACAGGTGGCAGCATTAAGAAGTTTATTCATAAATAAAAACTAACAAAAGGCAACCGACATGCTTCATTTAGTAACTGGCCTGCCAGGTCACGGCAAAACATTAAACACCATTGAGCGAATAGAAAAGCTTAGAATTGAAACCGGTCGGAAGGTCTTCTATCATGGGATACCTGAACTCGCGCTTGATTGGGAATTGTTTGATAGTCCTGAGCAATGGTATGAATTGCCACACAACGCCATTATTGTAATCGACGAGTGTCAAGGCACGTTCCCAGTAAGACCACCTAAAAACGAAGCTCCTCAAAAATGTACAGAATTTGAAACTCACAGGCATAAAGGTTGGGATATATTTCTAATCACACAAGACCCTAGATTGGTAGACCATCATGTCCGTAGACTAGTAGGTCATCACAGACACATAGAAAGAAAGTTCGGCGTTCAAGCTGCTACTGTCCACGAGTGGGAAAGGGCTGCAACTATCGACGACTACCATGATAAACAGGCAAGTAATAAAACGGTCTGGAAATACCCGAAACAAGTATATAAGCTTTACAAATCAGCAACGCAGCACACCGTTAAAAAATCAGTCCCAAAATGGTTGTATATGCTTTTTATTTTGGTAGCATTTGTTGGTCTTCTTCTGTACTGGTTTATTAATACACTCTGGGGTGATGATAGGTTTGAAGATAGACCCCAATATCAAGAAACCAGCTTCCTCCCTGAGTCACCATTGCCAACAGCAAAGAAAAAGGAATTGACTTTCGCCCAGATGATGCTTCCAGAAGTTAAAGGAATGCCACAATCAGCCCCATTCTATCGTGAAGTTTACAAAGCAAGGTCGTTTCCTAAACCGAACTGTATTATGAGTGGAGACAGAACTCGCTGCGACTGCTACTCGCAACAAGTAACTAAAATGCGCATTGACTATAGAACCTGCATTAACATTGTAGAGAATGGATTGTTTGACCCAACTATCGAAGACCCACAAAGACAGCAGGCGAGAAGGGCGGATATGCGGGCAGAAACGAAGTCTGCCGCATTCGC